ATCCAATATCTAAATTTCTTCCTATATATGGCATTTATCTATTCTCCCATGCGGTAACTAATTCATTATATTTTGTTATAATATCTTCTTTGGCTATTGGTGTTGTATTATTAAACCAAATAATATCATCTAACTTTGAAGTGTCAGTTGATGGTGATGAAAATTCTGCATTAGGATTAATAGCTTTAATTGCTTCTCCTATTGTTGGTTTTGTATTACTCATGCTAATACCTCATATAAAGTAATCATACATTGTGAGCCACCATTTGCTATGGTAACTGTACCTGCTCCATCTGTACCTATCATTACAGTGTAAGTTGTTGCTGAAGTTGTGCTTGGAGAATCTAAATATTGCACTGATGATCTACCTGCATTTGTATCACCATCTCCGTAAGTATCTTTTTGGTTAGGTATAGTAAAAACATTTGTTGTTGCTCCACCACTTATTGCTCGTTCTAATTGAGTTTTGTATCCTTTGTTATTACCATGTTGTGCTTGAGTAATATATGTAACTAAAACTTTTGAAGTAGCTGCAGTTGGTGTAATTGATGCTGCTAATGTGTTTCCTCCACCAGTTATATCTTGAAAACTTGATGCTGCAAAATCTGTATCTGTCTCAAAAATTACTTGGACTACTTGGCCAATTTTTCCAGGGCTATAACTAGTAGTTCCAGTGCCCCCATTAGCTGCGGCAAGAGTGCCTGTAATCATTTTACTTACATCTATTTTACTTAGTGCCATTATTTATCTCCTACCCACAATGTAATGTGCATGATACCAGATAACTGCCATCATCATATGTTTTAATTTTATTTGTTTTAACCACTTTTGCTATTGTACTTGCTCGTAAAATATCGTCTGCTTGTACTTTAGCTGTACCATCACCTTTGCTTTGTAAATAATCTCCAATAGAAACTGTTTCATCTTTATGAACTCTAATCATAAATGCACCCAATGAACCTACTTGTATATCATTTGCTTCTGATTCCATCCATGATTCAAAAACTCCATACACAGCTTTACTATTTTCTGTATCTGATACTTTTACTCTAGCAAGATATTCTTCATCATTTTCTTTTATAACAACTGCATCATATTCAACCGCATTGGTTTCAAAATCTGCATCACCTTCTTTATAATTTTTGTGCCATTTGAATTTAATATTATCTCCTACACTATTTGTTTTTGGAATATATCTTTTAAGAACTTGAGAAGGATAAGTGACTCCATCTTCTGTATATTCTGGTACAGTAAATTGAGCCATGTGCCACTCAGAGGTTTCATTAATACTTTCCATAACAGTACCAACAAGAATGTCTGGTTTTGAATCATCTGTTAATTGTGCATAGTGAACACCTAAAAATGTACCATAAGTAACTGACGAATTACTTGCTGAAATATTACCAGCATTAGAGCCATTACGATAGAACATTACACAATCTCTATTGTTGTTATCAGCATCAGAACGATTGATAACCATTCCATCACCTTGAAAAGCAAATCCTGGTGTTTTACCACTTTGAGCATTTATAATTGCTCCAAAATCTCCACCACCAGTTAAACTATTCCCATCATCAGTATTTGTATTAACTAATAAACCACCACCATTTTTAAATCTTGCTGTAGTTGTTTCACTATCAGTCATTTTAATATGCATTTCTTCGCCACCAGGTGCCCAAAGTTGCATTTGTCCACCATCAGTAGTAAGCATTCCCGAATTTCCACCAGAACCTAACTTCATCATCCCACCGTTTCCGTCAGTATGAACAGTTATTGTTCCTCTTTCAACTCCTCCTGAAGCAAAATTAAGTTCATTAGCTGCACCCCAATATATTCCTGTATCTGTATCACCAGAATTTGCTATTGAAGGAGAACCTGCTGAACCATCTGCAATACCAGTTAAATCAGTTTTAATGTAAGAATAATCTACTCTTTTGAGTGCGCCTGCGTCACTTACTAAAAGCTCGTCTGTGTCTGCTGGCTCGGCTCCGAGTGCAGTTTGACCTGTAATTGCGTTAGCTGATAACTCATCAGCTCCAACTGACCCTTGTCCTGGAACTACAGTTTGAACTGCCTTTCCTAAGAAAACACAATACATTGTGTCTGTGCCAGCCGTTGCGGCTGAAAGTGTTAAAGTTGTTCCTGTTGCCGTATATGCATACGAACCTCCAGGCTGTTGTACTACATTGTTTATTACTAACCGTATATCATTTTCATTTGCTACAGCATGATCAAGCGTATAGCCTGTAGTAGCACTTGTTGTAAAATGCTGTACTGCAAAACTTGCATACTTTTCTGCTGGACTGTTTCCTACGTAACCCAAAATAAACTCCTATGTACTTATTGCATCGACTGCTGAAACCCATGCATCTACGGAACTGGCTGTATCAGATTTAATATAAAGTCGATCACCCGACTCTACTACTATCTTAGCCCCTCCGTCTAATACTTGTAATGCACCGCCGCTAGGAATGGGAGCCGTTTTTACTAAGTAGTAATTCGTGCCTCCATTAGCTATATAAACATCTACATTGATTGCAGTTGTTAATATGTTAGCGAGTGATATGCCCACAATTGTATCATAACTATCAAAGTTAGACCCATTAGGAATATCTGTAGCAGAAGTTCCTATTGCTGATTCTTTATATCTGCGAAAATTCTGTGCCAATCTATCCTCCTATGTTATAATGCAACGGCCATTGCAATGCTAAAACCTGCTGTTGCTGAAGTTGATGGGTCAACCCCATTAACTGTGTTAACTTGTAAATCATTTATGGCATTGTAAATAGCGTTAGAACCTGTACTATAAATTATAGCATCACGTCCTGCACTTACTGTGTAAGTTGTACCTGATCCAGTAGTACAAATTATATCTTTGTCATCACCAGTATTATTTAAAACATAATACCACATTAACTTATTAGGAAATGTGACTGTAGTTGTGCCCCCTGGACTTCCTGTAAAATTTAAAATCTTACAACGACCATCTTCTTGTGCATAAGAAGTTGGATCATTTGTAAAAGTTAAAGTTTTAGATGTTCCAGTTAATGACACACCGATGTATGCATTAACCATATCATCAATACGTTTTAAGTTATCATTTGTTTGATCACCCCAGGTGTTATCATTTTCACCTGTTGTCATTAATCTCAACTCGGCGTTAGACCATGTTGATGCCATATATTACTCCTTCTTAAACTATTCTTAGAATAGCTGTACTTGCTCCTGCAGCAGGAAACTCAATTTTAAAAGTACCTCCTGATACAGAATAATCTGCCCCAAAGTTAATTACCATTACGCATGAATTTCCATCATTGGAATTGTAAATCATACATCCACGTGTGGTAAATGTAGCTGAAGTCCATTCAGTGTCAGCGAAATCTACGTATGCTGTTGTACCTGCAGAAGTTGGGTTTACATTTGTTAATGTATTTCCATTTGTGCTGTATCCACCTGTTGCAGCCAACTCATCTGAGTTACCTGTCATTACAGAATAGTTAGTTGTACTAGCATCATACGTTCCTGTAATAGAAGCATTTGCTTTGAATAACGCACATTTAAATGCGTCTGCTCCATTATTGAAATCATGATCACCTTCAAGAAGTTCTACTTTAAAACTAGTTGCAATAGCTGATGTTATACCTGCCATATTATCCTCTCGTTCCTATTTCCCCTTTTACATTTTCATCGCTTCTTACACGACCTTGTTCGAAAGCTAAAAATGTCTGCAATGCTCTGTCATAAAGACCTTGATATCTGGTTAAAATATCGGGAGGTGACTTCATAAACTGTGCTGCTTCAATTAAAGCTCCGTATAAAATAACGTCAGGAGCATAGTCCCCAAGATATGAATTTGCATTTCCAGATCCTAGTCCTGTCGGCATTATAGTATAACCTATTTCTAGCGTCGTGTCAATGGTTGGTCTGGGAGAAAATATCCATTGCATACCTCTATCGGATGCTGAATATGTACCCTCACCGTAGGGCGCATAATAAAGAGGCCCACCACTTTCGGCTGTTGTAATAGTTTGTGTATACTCACGAACAAATGTATGATCTTTTTCCATCAAAAATTCGCCCGTTTTAATTTTAATATACCTAGTGACAAATAAGTCTTGAGGCATATCGAAAAATCCATTGTTAGCACTTAAAGTTATATCATATGTTTTTCTATAAGCTGTGATATCAGCTTCTCTTACTAACCTTTGTTCTGCTAATTGAATACATAAATCTACAGGAGCTATCCCAGATCCTGTTGCTGTAGTAAATTCTGTAGCATCATTTTCTGTCCAATCAAGAATTGCCTGTTTTAATTGTACGTATGTTAAACCCATATTACTGACCCCATGTATCGTGACCCCAAGTGAAATTACCCCAACTTGGAGAAGTTACACCCATTGTACCACGTGTAGCTGTCATATTCAAGGATGAAGCATTAATAGTGACCGTAGTAACTTCTACTGCTGTAACAGTTCCCTGAGTAGCTGTTGCAAACATTCCATCTGGAATTTCTATTCCACCTATTTGAACTGTTCCTTGTGTAGCTGTTACGTACATGCCATCTGGAACCTCAATGCCAGGAATTGTTACAGACCCTTGTGTAGCTGTAGCATACATTCCGTCAGGAACTTCTGTTAGATCAAGTACTACACTACCTTGTGATGAAGTTAATTCAAGTCCTTCTGAATCTTCAGTTGTTGAAATATTAATTGAGCCTTGAGTTGCTGTTGCAAATAATCCTGTTGGAATTTCAGTTGATAAAACTGTCACGTCTCCTAAAGTAGCAGTAGCAAATAAACCATCTGGTACTTCGTCTGCTGAAATTGTTACTGATCCCTGCGATGCAGTTGCTGGTATACCAGTAGGTACAAAAACAGATACAGGTTTAACAGTTCCTTGATCAGCTCTTAATTGGAAACCGTCTACATCTTCACTAACACCAACATTTATTACACCTAAATTAGCTGCTGCTTGGCCAGACCATTTACTATGTAACGGACCTAAATGTGCAGTTGTAGGAACTAAATCAACATTAGGACGAGGATCGTATAAAACGTCACCTTGAGCTGATGCTCTTCTTAAATATTTTTGTGGATCAAGTTGTGGTTGTTTTTCTTCCCACTCTTGTTTAGAAACTCTTGCACCCGTCCATTCAGTACGAGCGTCTTTATATTTTATTTTCCAACCAGATCTATCGCTGATTAGAACTGCGTGTTTGCCTTTTGCATATTTTGGCATGCAATTTACCTAATATAGTTTACTTGTGGTTGTACTATAAAACTAACTCTTTCTCTATCTTCTTCTTTAGCTAATTGCCAATCTCTTTCATACAAAGGAATAAGAGCAGCTAATCTATCAGGTGCTTGCTTTACTGCAAGTTCTACAGATAGACCGCTTACTAATGCTGGCAAATATCTTTTTGGTATTTCTGCATTTTGATCATACGATGCAGTTATATCTTGTGCATACATAATAGTCCAACCAACATATTGATAATATGTTTGATTTGGCACAGGCCATAAATACATTTTATGGTTACTTGTTCCTGATGAATCGTATTGTGTATTTCTTTCTAATGCAAATTGAACAGGTTTACCTTTAGTCCATTTATTTGGAATAGACATATAGTCATCAAGACTAATACGTTCCATTGGAATGTCATTAGGCTCGCCTGCTGTTTGATTATTTCTTACTACACCATCTAAAACATCTGCATGTATAGATGAATTGAAAGTAATATAATCTTGATCTTTAGTCATGTTAGCTGTATGAAAGTTTAATTGAAATAAATGTACACCTTCATTAGCCCATTTAGTTAGTAATAAGTTTAAAGAACGTCTTGCTGTTTTTAAATCATAACCGCTTTCAGGACTTGCACCTATTCTCTCATAAGCTTCTTGTATAATCTCAGCAGTATCTAAACTCCAATTCCATGTTCCTGAAGTAGCCATAGTGCCCCCTTTACATTAATGCTCGGGTTAATACCCAAAGCAATTGTCCTAAAACCATAAAGCCAATTGTATACATTACTTTTGTAATGCTATTAATTTTTTCTTCTATATGCTTTAGATGATTATCTTTAATTGTAGAAACACGTTCACTTAAAAGTTTTATTTCACCTTTAAGTTCTTGTATCTCCAAATCATATTTGGAAATTTCCGCCATGTATTAATCCCAATAAACTGTTGCGCTTGCGCCTGAACCAGTTATATCTACAAAGATATTAGTTTCACAGACTCTTCCCATTGCTGGAACTGTAAAGCTTGTCGTGCCCTTAGCTGCTACAGATAAACCTAAAATAGGTGTACCTGTTGCACTTTGTGCATTATAAATATCTACTGTTGCATCTGCACCAGATCCTGCTTCTAATACTACAGCTAATAAACGCTGTCTATGTGCATTAGTTGTTTGACCATCAGTAGTTGCATCAGCAGTAAAATATGTTGATTTGGCGTCACCTTGAAATGTCATATTAACTCCTTTAAATGGGGAGACCGAAGCCTCCCCTAATTATTTATTACGCGTTATTTATATTTTGAATATATTCAACCGTTACGTAACCTGCTCCACTTGATCCTGCAGAAAAGTCAATATAAATTGGTAAGTCACTTGTACCTATATCAGCCCAAGTATCACCATCAGTAATTGTACCTGCTGATCCATATTTAAATACATTAGCTGCTGTTCCAGCTGCTAAGGCAGAAAATAGTTCAGTTGATGCAGATGTAGTGCCCATAGAAATATTAGCTGCATCACATGCAGTTGTAATATTAACAATGATTTCAGTGATTTGGCTATTAGCTGGAATTACAATTCCAGTATCTGCAGCTGTAGTTGATTGAT